TAAGTAACAGTTGAACTAGCTCCTACGATAGCTTCATCAAAGAGATTATTCTTTGACATGACATTGGTGCTATCAAAGATAGTAAAGGGGTTAGAAACTCTTAGTCTTCCAAAGGCATCATAAGCGTTCGATCCGTCTCCTCCACCAATAACGGTTGGTTCTACATTGACATTATTACAACTCACTAATTACCTCGCATGAAGAACCATGCCTCTGCTTCTGCTTTATTTTCTGTATCAACAGGATATGTTGTATTTAATTGTTGAATTAATGATTCTAGTTGTCGAATAAGTTCATAAAAGTTCCCTGGAGAATACTCGGGAGAGGGATCAGGGAAACGTTGTAAAGTTAATTTAGCCATTATCTTCTTCCATCAGGTTGTATATCAAAACGCAGTGTACCTAGTCGCCACGACGTCCCTGCTGTATTAGATATCACATTTGCCGTGAATTGTCTTCCTCTTCCTCGAAGATCTATTTTTTCTGTTGCAGGCGTAAAGCTCAACGATCTTGTTACAGCATTTGCATCATTTGGATATCGTAAAAATTCTAAATCAACATTTAGGGTACCACTTTGATCTAATATATCGGGAATAAGTTTTTTAACAAAAGCAAAATCATCTCCTTGACCTATTGTTACCGCACCTGATTTTAAGTAAGCCGTTATTGCTTGGCCGTCAGCATTATTCCCTGTTTCATGTAAATATAAAGTTGTAGCGCCGTCTGTTAATCCTTGAATAGTTGATACGTTAGCCGTTGCAGTTGAATCGTAGTATGTTGCAACAGGATTATCATATGTTTCCCTATCAATCCATGTTGTACGATCAAGCGATCCTGTCCACCATGTTCCTTCTAGATAGTTATAACTTACTTGTGCATTAATTTGATCGGAGCCATTTCTTGCATAGAACCAAATAATTTCATTAAATTCACCATTATGTCCAACAAAAGCATTTTCTGATGCCGTTAAATTAATATTATTGAATACAAATTGCTCTACTGTACAAGGAAGTTTTTTCACCGCACCGTCAAAGATATAAAAAGAATCTTGTGACATCCAATACGCATTACCATTCAAATCAATAGCGGCATGCTGTCCAACAGCGCCACAATTTTGACCTAATTGTCGTAAGCTAAATGTAAATGGTGGGCCAACAAATTGTAAAGCATGAAGGGATGTCTCTGTCCAAACAAGAATAGCACCTCTTGATCGTTCTGCAGCAATAATACGAGAGCCGTCTTGAATACGAAGTGATCCTGCAGTGTTTTCTGCTGTCGGAGTATAATTGTTAATATCTTCTTGATCAGAAAATCGAATGAGTAAATCATCTTGAGACGTTGGAGTGCCGATCGTTGACTCTGTTCCAAATAAAAGTAGATGACGATCTGGACTTGAAACAAGGCTAAATCGTGATTTACCAGGCGAGTTGGTAACAGTTGTTGCTCTTGTTGTTTCTCCTAGTGTTGCATCCCAAATATACGTGCCTCCGTTTTTAACAGTAGCAATTAGGTCTTCCCCGTAATTATCTAAAGACCATTGACGCGCTTCAAGTGTCACGTTTGATGTGGTTGAAGCGGTTCCCCATGTACTTGATCCCCATGTATCTGTACCCCATCCATAACCAAATGTTGAAAATTCAGGACCTACACTAATTTGAAAAGCTGCAGTCGTTGTTCCATTCGCCGTGATTCCTGAGTTAGCCTCATTAGAAGGCATTTCAATATAAAAAGCATTAGAATTAGCGATTGCTTGTATTTCAAATTCTTGATCAAAATCAGCTGTTGTAAAACTTGTATTTGCTGTATCTAAACTTCCTGTACTAGAAAAAGTAACAAAATCTCCTTGCGATGCACCATGTGCATTAATACTGACTGTTACGTTCGCCGATCCTGTTGTCGTTGTAAAGACAGAAGTTACTCCTGTATTTGTTTGTCGGATAGGAGTAATGTCGTACATCGACCCTTCTGAAAAAAGATATAATTTTCTATCGGTGCCAAAAGCATCATACCGTGTACCGTCAAGACCGAGCCATGCATGTTGATCCCTGGCAACACCAACAATAGTACTTTCAAAGAATTTCTGCCACCCTTTTATTTTTTGTGGGAGACCATTAAAAAATCGTACGTTATCGGAGTCTACCCACTGTCCTTGAGCAGTGTATTCCGTAACCTCTTTATTAACTCCTGGTTTTATTGTAAAATTGGCAAAAGGCATATTGCCTTTTACTATATATCACCTTTTTTCTTAAATAAAGTCCCAACATTACCTGAAAAGGACGTAGAGCCAAAATGTGATAAGGAAGAGTTTATATCCGCCCATATTTCTCCACCACATTCTTGCCATAACCTAGAAAAGTAGTAATCTTCAGATAAATATCTTCTTTTTTCGCCATAAATACCTACTGCAAAGAAGTCGTATGCGTTCTCTGATTTATAAGGTAATCCATTAATTATTTGATCGGAGTTGTACTTTCTTTCAGGGAATTTCTTTTTCATGACACGAAAAACATTGCGTTTAACAAGCATCATCCCTGTCGCTGCTTCACTAACTTTACAGTAACCGTGATCAATAGTGACGCTATTAGGATTATCAAAATTTAAATTATATCCTAAAGATTTTGCATGAAGCTCCGCTTCGGTAATATTTGGATTTTCTTTAACAGCGCCAATCACTTGGTTCCAGTGATGACACTTTCGTGGATAAATACCACAAACAACATCTTTATCGGCACACACAAGACGTTCAATGTTTTCTTGTGAGAAACCAATGTCTGCATCAATAAACAATAAATGCGTAGGAATAAAATCTTTGTTGTCCATCATCATCGATACGAGAGTATTACGTGCACGCGAGATTAACGACTCGTTGCCCATTGTTTGAATACGTAACTGTACTTTATGTTTTTGTGCCCACATTTGCATTTGTAAAATACCGTGGAAGGTGGCTTCAGACATCATGCCACCATACATAGGTAAGCCTACAAAAATACGAATATTTTTATCTTTGAGTTCTTCAACTTTCAACATTTCTACTTTTCTTCTTTAAAGAATTTATGAGTAATTACAAGAGTTATCTTGCTGTGGTAGGTGCACCTTCTGACGATACAAAAGGATGCTCTGCAAATGCCATGTAGATGTATGTTTGTCCAGATTCATTTCTAAAACCAGAAGATATACGCCATTTAAAACCATTACTTAAAAAATCTACTGAGTCTGATTCTCCAGATTCTGCGTTAGCATTATTTGGTTGTAAATAAGCGTCTAATGGATTTGTTGCGTTTTGATATCCTCTTCTGTTATCAAATATTCCCCAGCCATCAACACCACTTGTTTTTTTAAACATAATCCAAGCGGGTTTAAATCCTGTATAAACAAATGCTCCATCTGCATTACCATTACCTGTGTAGCTACCAAATTTACTGTAGCCTTGTTTTTCGGCAAAGGCATAACAAACCATTGTTTGACCATCAGCATGAACTCCAGCATTACTAATTGAAAAAACTGAAGATGTTGGTGCTGTATCATTCCATATATTAAAATCAGTAGTTGCATCTGTAGTATCTAAAACTAAATAATCTGTTTCTGGTGCTGATGTATTAGCACTATGATATACATACCAATTATCTGCCACACTTCTTTTTTTAAATATAAGCATATCTGGTGCTGAACCTAAACCATGACCTACAGTTGCTGTAGAACCTGTGCCTGTATATGTAACTATACTAAATCCTGCCGTTGTATTAGCTTGTACTGTAGAAGTGATTGAACCATCTGTATTACTTGCTGTAGTGCCACCATTAGCTTTCCATGCCCAACTAACACCTGTTGTTGCACCCTCTGCGTGATAGCCTAAATTATGATTTGTACCAAAAGTTGCACCTGTACTTGTAAATGTTAGGTAGTTTGAATAACTTTCTTCTGCTGTATTTGCATCAGATTTAAGCCTTTTATTATCTCCCCTAGTAGTATCATGTAGTTCATGACTTCTTGCAAAATTTCTAGCTTTAGTCCATAACCAATCTGGTTTAAATCCAGTATCAATAGTTAATGCTGAACCTGTTGACGTAGATAAAACAGTTGTAAAATAATCTGTAGGATTGTCTATTGTTGTATAAGCCATTATCCATACTCCGCTAGGTTCTTGGTACATAGAGCATAATAGCCACTAGGTACTGCATATTCAAAGTTACCATATCCGTTAGCGTCTGAGTTGCCACTTGATATACTAAAAGATGGATTACCAAAATTAAATTCAAAAGTTCCGTTTCCACTACTATTCCATTCCGTCGCACTAATAAAATAAAATCCAGTTGTTGTACTTGAAGCCGCAGTAATATCAATACCTGTTCCACTATTCATAATAGTTCCATTTTTAGCAAAATATAATTTATTACTATCTAAATCTAAAAGAATACCTATAATATCTCCAT